TGATAAAAATTTAAAAATCTCTCAGCCTCTAATACGACACTGACATGGACGAGTTGAGAGAGCGGGCCAATCTGATATGCTCATGGGAGCATGTCATACTCGATAGAGCGATAGGATATATCGTATTGCCACCGGGCCATGGGAAGAGCCACTTACATAACAGGATACCAGGCCTAGTAGAGGCAGACATGGTATTCGATTGTAGAGGAGACGATGAGCTGAAACGACTGCGCGGCAAAGCGCGGGAGACCGGGGAGTGGTCTACTTACGATGAAGAATGGAGTAATAGACTGTCGGTTCGTCTAACTAATCATCGTTGGGTTGTAATGGTACCATCTCGCGAGATAGGGAACAGGATAGGCGGTGTGTGTTTGGGGGTGGCCCAACTCCACGACAAGCAGTGGTCAGCTAACGTCTCAAGTCGTGGGAAGACGTCTCGTGACTATGAATACAGCAGGCAGGTTGGTGTAGATGTATTGAGGTTCAAGTGCAATAAAGACTTAGCAGAATGGTTACTCACAGTGGCTAACATATGGTTAGATGTGTGAGCGGCCTGAGGAGTACCCCCCAGGGGGACGAAACGCTGGTCGTAGCCGCGGGCGCAAGCTAACCAACACATACTAATAAGAGACAACATGGCGCCATCAGGCAGTAACTTTTTCAAAAATTTGTGGTCGGACGCGGCCCAGCCGAAAACCCGGCGGCGCAAAACCAGGGGCGAGAAGAAGGCTGCACGGGAAATAAGGCGAGGTGTAGTGCCTGATACCGCTGGGTGGGTGAGCGAGGACAGACCGAGCAAGGCTAATCTTGTGGGGATTGTGATCCCGAGCATGTTCGGGAAGACCACCACAGCAAATAAGCTAGGATGGATTGACGTGGATGACTTGATCACGCAGGAAGGGAGAGCTCAAAGTATGGCAGACTTTGGGAGTAAGTACCTCTCGGGGGGTTGGATCAGAGCAATGGATGAATACAACCGTATGTGCGAGAGAGCACTATCATTGTTGACGTTCTCAGAGGCTACAGTCATACTAGGCCACTCGGTATCTAGCCTAGTTGCCATTGGGGTGGCTCCTGCCATGAGGATTATACCGTCACAGAAGTTCTTTGATAGAGTGGTACCTACAATGGACAAAGATGAGGAAGCTTTCGCACTAGCTAACTACAATGCAGTGCGCCTGGAAGATGATAGCTCACCGCTCGTGGTGGTGGATAGCTATGAAACAGCAGGGGCGGTGCTGGCAGCCACCACAGAGAAGATAGGACAAAAGCTAGGCAAAACATACGTTGACCGAGACACTATAATAGCCGACTATAATGGTGGGAAGATAACAAGGGTTGATGCTGATGTGTATATGAGGGAATTAGGTCGCCCATACAAAGGATTCGGGCGTTTGGCAGGTAGTTGGGCAAGAGCAGTCAGCCATGTGGGTACGCAGCGGTTGCGTCCCACAAAAGAGCAGACTCCAATCACACCTAACTTACTTAATAAGGCCATGGCTGTTGACCCTGAATTGACAAAGATGGTGGTCGGGGCTAAACAGTTTGAGCCGCAAACGCACGTTGAACAGTGCCTATTGTTGATCATTTCCATGGAGGACCTGCCCGACTTTCGGGAGGTGGTAGGCTCACTACTGTGTACACCACTAAACTGTTGGGTCAAGGTGATGCGTCAGGTGAGCACACTGGCCAGATCGAGCGATAATTATCTTGGGTTCACGCTATGCGGTAAAGAGAGGAAGATGATGTCCGAATTGTGGTTACTAGGGAATAGGCATCTTCGTGAGCTCGATCAGCTGGTTATGGACAGGTTGCATGGGTGTGGTGGTACGTACAAGCCCGAGCCTAGCACAGCCGACGTCTTAGATTCTATGGTGTGGGTTGGACTTAAAGAGTCAGGAGGGACCGTGCGAGAGGAATTGACTAGGAGGCTGCGAAAGTGGGTTGGGTCATGGGACGTAGCTGATAGTGCAGGGATCGATGCCATCAACTCAGCTAGCGAAGCATTGACCGAGGGGAAGACACCATGGCACCGGACATGTGGAGAGGTGTATCATTCAGTCAAATCAAAGGAGATAGGTGCATGGCTCTTTAGGCTAGTCAAGATCTGTCAGGACGATGTTGTGAAGGTACTTTGGCGGGAACGTATAGAAGCAGCACTGTCAAAGCTATTGTGTTACGTGCTCGCAGCCAAAGCCAGTAGGACACAGCTGATGAAATACTCGGTCCCGGTGATGTGCTGCGATGATGAAGCCATAGCTGCAGCTATACTATCAATGGGACTACGACTTGAGGACAAGGGAGACATTGGCTGGGCCTCACAAGGGGCTACCGCAGTAGCAGAGACAGTGTCTTGTTTGGAGAGTCGGGTAATACTTGTCGCAGAGGTGGCCCACACGGTGGCATCCGTCGAAAGAGATAAGGATTTAGTAGCCAACCTATGGCACCGTGCCCGCGCATCGGACTTAAGTGGATTAACGTGGATACTACGGCGAGAGTTTGACGATAACAAAGACAAGGTCAGCGATAGCCACATAAGGAGGTATATTGAACATGCTTGCACCCCAAAGGCCAGAGGGGGGCGTGGCCTGATGTCTGCCAGGGGAGAGACATTTTCGCCATCAAATGGGGGAGGGTTATGGGTCCAAGTACCTTCCTCAGGTGGAAGAGTCCGGGCTGTACTGAACACAAGGAAAGCTGGAACAAGTTTGAGTGTTGGAGACGCCAAGCGGAGTGGGAATGCGATGTCCTTTGGGCTCATAGGTTCGTGCCTCACAAAGGGCATGGACCGTGAGGTGCTAGGATTGGTGGTTGGGCGTATAGCATCTACCAAGCGGAAGCAAATAACCTTCGATGGGGCGGTTCCGGAAACGTGGGAGTTGGAGGATCTTATAAACGATACGCTTAGGGAGGCACTAACCGTGCTGTAAGCAATCACAGTCCGTCCACATATAGAGAAACTGAGAGTGCTCAGTTTACTACT